GCCACAGCGTGAAAAGGCCAGGGGTACGGGGCTTAACGGCTGGCGCGGGCGTCCAAAAGGGGGGCTCCCAGTGGCCGCGCATACCCGCGCAGCTCCACGCGACACCCCCATTCTACGCGACCGACGCGTCCAAGGGCCTTTGGGGACGCCGGACCGGCGTAGGCGGCCTCTCCGCGCGACGGGCGGGTCAACGGCTAGGAGCGCCGCCCCAGTCCGTGCCGCCCGTCGCGCCCGCTCTTTTATCCTCCTGGCCGGGCAGATAGCGCGTTTGTGTGGGGACGGTAGCCGCGATGCAGGCGGCGCAGTACGGGTGGCCGTCGATCGCTTCGTGGGCGGGCTTGAGACACGCCCAACAGGGGATCGGGCGGCCGGTGATGACGGTCGTTAGCATGGGTCGCGGCGCTCCTTCGGTTCCAGTGTACCGGGGAGCGCCGCATGGGGGATAGCGCCCTCTCCGCGTCAGCCTGGCGTCCTGTGTCAGGCCACGGCCGTGTCGTCGTCGAGCACACAGACATCGACGGCACAGGGTCGTCCGTTGCGGTCCACGCCTTCAACGAATGTGAGGCGCGTGCCCGCTCGCAACTCATCAAAGGAGCCGTCCCGCATCTCTCGTGCATGGAAGAAGAGCGATTCCCGGCTATTACGGGGCGCGATGAACCCAAAGCCGCGGTCGCATAGGAGATGCGTGATCGTCCCGTCGCGCCGCACGGGCGCCCCGTCTGTGAGTGATTGCTGGTCCATGGGCGTGTTGCCCTCCTTTTGTGTGTGTGGCGGGGACAGAGGGACGACATCGACGGCGCGCGCCCTCTGCCCCCGGTTGCCGGGCGACTCTCGATAGCTGACCAACTCACCCACGCGCAGCCGCCCGAACAGGTCGCCCGCGGCCAGCCCCGACGCCCCTAAGCGCGAGAAATGAAAAAAGCGTTCGTCGCCGCCCGTGAGCGGCCGCAGGAAGCCATAGCCCCCTCCAGGGCCGTTCTCGTGTTGTAAGCCCGTGATGATCCCGTTGAGCACCGCACGGCGTACCGCCCGCGCGCCGGGACCTTGGACGGTCATGGTCGGCTCGAACACGACGCGATCCCCGGCGCGCAGGTTCTCGATCGGGATACCCCCGCAGACCGCGCTGGCATGAAAGAAATAATCACCACCACTTTCGGCCTCAATGAAGCCGTACCCGTGTGTTTGACCCAACGTGAGCACGCGCCCTTGCATCTCTACCGTACCTCCATCACACATCCTCCCGGACCGCCCACGACTATCGACGGGCGGCCATGGAGCGCTACCGTGCAGCACGCCGCCGCGCTGGCGTATCGTCGTCCTCTGCCTGTTCGGGCTGAGAGGCCCACGCCGGCGGCTCGGGCATGGCGTACGACAAAATGAGGGCCGCACCCTCCCGCTCCCACACCGCATCGGCCGCCGCGCGCGCGGCCTCGTAGGCTTCTTCCTGAATCTCTTTCAGGCGGGCGTCAGCGAAGGTGAAAATGTACCGGCGGGCAAGGTCGACCCGGCGCGATTGCCAACTGGTATGCAGGTCGCGCTGGCGCTGGTCATACTCCATGCCCGTGATGTCGCGTCGCTCACGGTAACGCCGTTTCAGGGCCTCTAGGGTGCCTGTGTACATGTCCTTGGCGAGGTCCTCTAGGCGTTGCTGCATGGCCTCTATGGCCGTCTGACGCGCCCTGATGGCCGTTCTCACGGCGACCGGGGCCTCGGTCCAGACCATGCGGTGCGCCTTTTGCCAGTCCGTCTGGTGCCGCACGGAAAGCTCGGCATCGCGCGCTTGGCTAATCAACGTATTTTGCACTTGCTGGAAGGCGGCTGCCTCCATCCCTTGCGCTGAATTCAAATTCATTATGTCTACCTCTCTTGGCTAATTAGCCGAGTATCTCGTCAAGGCGCTGGTGGGCCTTCGTCAGCCGCGCCTCGGTGAGCGGCGACATGGCGGGGGTGGCCGGTGCGGGACGTGGATCGGACCGAGCCACGCGAGCAGCTATGACTGCTTCGAGATCGTCGATGCGCTCGCGCAAGCCGCATGGGTCGTCCGAGCTAGGTGACGGGTCCCAACTCCATGCCTCATTGAGGGTAACTGGCTCAGGCTGTGGCGCCGTCATGCGGCGCTGTTGTGGCTGGCTACGCCGTGCGATCTCGCTCAAGTCATCAACGAGCGATGTTGCGGTGGGGGGCGTCGTTGGCGGTTCGGGCGCGGCGGCGGGCGTGGGGAACAGCAGTGCGTCGATCTGGCCGTGGAGCGCGGCGCGAGTACGGGGATTGGTGTGTGCGGTCATTGAATCGGTCTCCTGTGACGATACATCAGGTGCCGTAGTAGCGGCGCCACTGGTTAAGGATCTGCTGATTGGGGTCCATGGTCGCGTCGTCGCCGCCCAAGCGCGACGCACGACGGTACTCTGCTTCGAGGTCTGGCGTCCACACGTCCTCCAGGTAGACGATCTCCTCGGTCGCCGGTTGGAAGGCTCTGAGTTGGAGGGCTATCGAGGCGGCCATGACGCGATCGTCGTGCAGCGATCCACTGGCGCCTGTGCTGCCATTGTCCCTGACGGTGTAGGTCCGGCACTCGGCCACGAACGCGGCGTCGTGAAACGGCCAGCGCTCCTGGATGGCTTGGGCCAGACCGTCGATGGCGATGGGTTTGGTCTTGCTAGTGGTTGGCCACCCCACGCGCTCGGACGCGTTGCCAATGGCGTCGTAGTCGCGGTGCGCGTACAGGGAGGGGTACGCGTGGTTTTGCAGGTCCAGCAGCACCGTGTGGCCATGGTTGTTCCGCTCACAGCCAAGGAGGGCGGTGTTGTACCACAGGCCCAGGTCGTTCAGGATCGCCGCGAATTGCTGCGGCGGAAAATGCCCATGTACCCAGGCCACATCAAGCCCCGTCTGTTGGTCGATCACGACGGCGGCCGAGTAGTCGCCCGTGTGCAGGCCCTCGGCGGGATCGGCTCCTATGACGTAGGAGCGCCCCTCTAAGGGCATCTCCCACACCTTGAGACCGCCATTCAACTCGGTCGCTATCGGCACGCGACAGCCCGCGAGGATCGCTTCTAGCGCCGCCGTGTCGAAGCGTGGGCGACCGGAGAGGATGAAGGCCGTTTCGGGGTTCGCGGGATATTCTTGGGCAGCCTTGTCCGCTGAATACCCCTTCGTCGCCTGGTCGTACCACGCCTGGTCACGACCCGGCCGGATGGCCCATCCCAGGAAAATCGGGTGCATCCCCTTCCCCTCGATGGCCTGCCGCCAGTGGGCATGAAAGGCGTTGCCGGCCCCATTGGCAGTGCTGATGACGAGGATACGCTGGCCGGCGCTCCGGGCCGTCACCGCCGCGGCGTCGAAGATCGCGGCGCCATATTCCTGATGTGCGAACTCGTCTAACACCAGGAGTTGGCAATTGAGCGAACGCGCGGCTTTCTCCGTCGCGGCCTGGGGCAGGATGCGCGACCCATTGGCGAGCTCCAGCGTCGTGGTGAGTTGGGGGTTCGAGAGAGGGACCTGGAGCCAGGGCGGGAGGTTGTCCCACGCCACCCGACACTTGCGGGCGAACTCCCTGGCCTTACTTTCATCCTGCGCGAACACGATGACGCGGTTGTGCGGGTGAAAATCGACAACCCACAACGAGAGCGCCGCCGCCAACTCGGTAATGCCCAGTTGCCGGGCTTTCAGGGTGATCGACTCGCCGTGCTCCATCCACTGCCGCAAGACATCGCGCTGGTAGTCGAACAGGTGGAAGGGGATGACCCCGGCGCCGGTATCGGCCTCGACCTTGCAGTAACTGTCGATGAAGTACTCAGGGTCGCGCCGGCAACGCGCCACCTCCTCGGCAACCCACGCGGCGTCGAGGCCGCCCAGGTCCGCGTCCGGGTTGAGCAGGCCCGCGCGCTCCTCCTGCGCAACGTCCTGTTCCAGGGCGCGCAAACGATTAAGCAGTATCCGGTTTGTTGGCATGGCTTCCATGCTCCTCACGCTGCTCTAAGGCGGCGACCCGCGCCGCGATCTCGTCGGCGTCCACGACGGAGTACAGCCGTACAGCCGCACCGGCGGCCGCCGCCATGGCCGATAGTCGAGCGGGCTCTAAATTACCATCGCGCACGTCCATCATGCCCTTAACCAACAGCGGGAGGAGGGGCCGCAGATCGCGCGGCAAGACCTTCTCGGCGCGCACCGCGTTGGCCTTGTTGAGTCCCCCCGCGCGCCGCGCTGTCGTGGCCTTGCCCTGTAACGACGGCTCGTGGGCGAAGCAGCGGGTGCTAGCGGGGAGGGCGCGCGCCCGACAGGGCGACCCATCGGCGCGTGTCGCCTGGCATATCTCATCAGCCATCAGGCCCTCCTGCTCCATACCTGTACCACAACCATCGGCAAGCATTAGCAACCATCGCACTTTGGCCCCGGCTTTTCGCCACGCTCACGATCCACGTCCGCGAGCGCGCTGTCATAGGCCGTCACGACATCAGTGCTTAGGGCCATCATGTCCTTCACCAGGGCCAGGCAGCGTACGAGGGCCAAGGCGATGTCATGCGAGGTGGCCCGTACATCGTCGCGCTCAACGGCCACGAGGCCCCGGCCGATGCGCTGTGCCGCCAAGCCCTTGGCCTGCAATGCGGCGTTCCGTGCGCGCGCCTGGGCCAGGATCTCGCGGGGCGGCTGCTGTGTCGTGTCTGCCATGCTCATATATCACTCTCCGTAGGCGTCGGGGCCGGGACCATTCGGCGACCATCGGGCCGTACCGTCGGGGCCTCGTGTCTCCCGGCCCCGTTGGGTGCTCTCATCGAGCAACACTGTCGTTGGCGCATAAGGCCGTGGTGGAATGGACGGCCAGTGCAGCAGGGCTAGGTCACGCGGCGTCAGGGCCGCTTTCGCCTTCGTCGCAGCCAAGCGCGCCCCGGCCCCCTCATTATCGACTGTAGGCGTTGGTGTCTTTTTTGCCATGGCTACGCGCTCCGTTGGCGCGACGAGGGCGCGCCACGCCGCCCGGTGGGAAACACATCGCCGTCGTTATCGTCGCCGCCGACCCGCTCGAAGACGAGATCTTTATGGGCCAGGATGTAGTCCGCATCGTCTTGATGGACGAGGGTCGTTTCGTTACGCGTGAACTGGTAAGACGGCCCTCGCACCACGAGGCGGTCGCGCAGGGGCACGTAGGGCTTGGGCTCCTCGCCCCTCAAGGCGGCTTGTTCCTGCCACACCCGCCGCTGCGTGGGCTCGTCCATGCCCGGTATCGTGTCTTGGAGCGACGCAACGACCGTGTCATTTTCCTCGTCGGGCACGGTGATGGTTACGGCGCCGTCGTGGAGCAGGCCCTTGCGGCGGCCGCGATAGATGATCCCAATTTCCTCCGGCTGGCGACGCTGGCGTGACGGGACACGCCGTCCGGCCTGTGGGTCGGCCAGGTGCGCAAGATCCCGGTCGAGCGTGCGGTCGGGGGTCATTGCCTCCCCACGCTCCAGCGTCTGCTGCTCACGCTGGATGCGGGCCTCATCGGCGCGCGTCAGCGGCTCGGGTGTGTCCAGCACGGCTGTTGCCGACGCCTGGGCGGCGCGGCGACCGGGGATGATCTGCTGCGCCTCAATCAGCGCATCACCACGACGGGCGCCGCCACTTTTGCGCGGCGTAGGCGCGGTCGATGTCGTTTGTCGTCTAGCCATGTGAGTAGTCTCCTTCGATGTGTGAGCGGCCGGCACACGAGACCGGCGCGTTTCAACTGAGTGCGAATCTTAGCAGTAGGCGCGGTGGTTACTCGGCGTGCCGCTTACGCAAATCAGCGGGGCCGCCCTCGACGGCGGCGTCAGCATGAAGTGGCCTGAGCGGCGCCGCTCGACGCCCCAGCCTTGCTGACAAGCAAGCGCGATCAGGTGTGTAATGTCGTCCATGCCCTGCGTCCTTTCGTGTGCATTTGACTGCTGTTGCGCCTGGCCCTACACTGGTCCGCGAAGGAAGGGGCTATCTCGTGAATCTGGTATTTTTTATCCTCGCGTGCTTCGTCGTCGTCCCTATCTGCTTGCTCTTGGTCTTCCTGGGGCAACTCACCTTCCTTGCCCACCCGGATATCGTGACGCTCATTGTTGTGGGCGCGCTAGAGATTACGGGGGCCTTAACCGCCATCGTCGTCTTATTGCACATCTTTGTGCGCGCGGTGCAGCACCCGATGCAGCATCAGGTTTGCTTTGCCTGCCGCTCGGATGTGGCCGCGACTGCCTCTATCTGTCGTTACTGCCGAACCACACTTATTGAAGGCCAGATAGAGGAGGATGACAGTGAGGAGGAGCCCGCTATTTGATGCGCCGTGGCAACTGGAAGGGCATGCCCACGGTCGGTGACGTATCACCGGTCGGTCCATAACTTTGCGCGGCGACGACCTTCCTGGACGTATTGATGTTGTGCTGTGTCTTGGTTTGCCCAACTTTATTGCCGTTCTGATCTTGGACAGTCACGCTAATCGCTAGGCTATGCTGCACATCATGCGCGCTTTGCATGATCCCCGTCCCATAATCACGACCCTGCCCCGGATGGCCTGTATAATCCCATCCGTTGGGGCCGGCATTATATTGAGAGAGTGCCTTGTCCCACCGTCCTCCCGACGCTTTCGAGGCCAGGTTCACCGCGTCGTAGTCGGCCATGGCCTGTGCGCCGACCTTGGGGTCGAGCGCGGCCTTATGCCAATTAGTGACTGGCCCCTGCCCCAACTCCCGTGACGCCTGGCCCAGATACTTCACGGCCGACGCCTGGTCGGTGAATTGGCCCAAACCGTAGCCGCCGTCGGCGCTCACCGCCGACGGGTCGATCTTGCCATTGACCGTCGCCTCCTGACGCGATTGGGCCAACAGGACAGATAGAGGGACGCCCGTGCGTTGCGCCGCTGATTGCAGCGCCGCGAAGGTCGAGGCTGACACGCTCGCGCCGTCGATCCGCAACTGGCCCGCCGTGCCCTGCTTAACCGCCGTGCCGCTGATGGGGCCGAACCGGGGGTCGCCTGACGTATCAAAGCCTATCTTGGAGGCGTCAACGACCTGATTGTTCGCGAGAGCGGCCTGCTGAATGGTTTGATTATGGGCGTCAACGGCCAGTTGGTTGGCGTGCGCCTGTCGGGCCAGGGCCGTGGGCGTCACGGAGCCTGAGCCGTCGATGTGTATGCCGAGGTCATAGGGGGACGGCGGCCCCATGATTGCCGTGCTGTCGCCCTGTAGAGGCCGTGTGGGTTGGATATGAGAGGGGTTGGGGCCGGCGCTGGTGTCCGTGCCATTCAGGCCGTAACGCGGGTCGAAGCGCCCAACCGCTCGATTGATCGCACCCGCCGCATTGCCCAAGGCCGTCGCGCCCTCGTCAATCGCGATACCCAACTTAGCCGATGGCCCCGTGATGGCGTCCGCGATGACCTTACCGGCTTGAATGTAGTCCGCGCCCGTATGTGCTCCCGGCGCTCCGGGGGCGGCCTCCTTCTTCTGAAGGCTGGCCTCGTATTTCTGCGCCGCGTTCGGGCCTTCCGCCACGAGTTTCTGGATGAAGGTCTCGGCTTGATTGCCCTTCATCCCGCTAAAATCGAAGCCTGCCTCAGAGAGCGCCTGCTGGGCGATACGCGACCCGCCCGACCCCACATCGTAGCGCCGCGCCGTGTTGGCGTACGCGTCCCATAATTTCTCAGGGTGGCTCTGGGCCTCATCGAATTGCGCCGGATCGAGGCCCAGCATATAGCCCTGTGCAAGCGCGTTCGTGTCCGTCGAGCCGATGGTCCCGGCCATGGCCTGCGCGATATTGACCTTCACGCCGGTTGAGTCAGACAATGCTTGAGTGGCAGCCAAGCCGTTAACCGAGATTTACCCAACGCCCGCCGCCTGGTTCATCCCTTTGATGCCTTCGACAAGTCGCCCGACGCTGACACCCGATTGACGCGCCGCCTGATCCATCTGCGCGTAACTGTTCGCCACCTGCGCGGCCGTCATGCCGCCCTGCATCATCTGCGCGGTCAGCGCGGTGGCATCAGTGAGCCCGATACCGCCATGGCGCGCAAGGGCCATCGACGCGTCGAGCCCGCCCCCAAGCTGCGACGAATCGACACCGGCCAGCCCTAACTGGCGTGCGGCCGCCTGGCTCTCGCTTTCTTTGTAATCGAACGGCCAGCCGGCATGCATGGCCGTTGACAACTCACTGCCCGGCGTGGCTCCGCTCCGTGTCCCAACAGACCCCGCCAAACTCTGGCGATCAGTGGCATATTTGGCCTGGAGGTCGCCCACACCAAGGGCCGCGCCACCGGCGACGGCGGCGACGGCCAGGGGCGCCGCCGCCTCTCCCAGCAGGCCGATCAGCGGACGTGCTAACCCGGCGACGATATCGCCGGTGGCCCCCATGCCCGCCGCGTTGGCCGCCCCACTAATCCCCCCAGCCACCAGGCCACCGGCGCCCCGCGTGATTGCCTGAGCGATGTGCTCGCCCAACACCGTGTCCGACCTATCCTGTTGGGTCGTGTCGTTGCTGTTCGCGCTACCACCGCCGTTCGTCGGGCCGAAGGCGGGGGTGGCGGCGGGCCAGGGATTGGCCGTGCCGCGCTGATCGACGGTCGCCCCGTACACACCATAGCGAGCCAACCGCTCCATGCCCTCCGGCGGAGGCGGGACAAGGGGCCCGGAAGGGACACTCTGCTGGTAGTACTTTGCGCCGCCAGGGTTAGGCAAAGAGTCGCCATCGTCCTGTCCCTGCGCCGTCGCGGCCTGCTGCTGCTGCTGCTGTTGGTTGTGCTGGCGCAGCAACTCTTGCCAGCGCGTGAGCATGTCGTGCTGCGCAGGCAGGGGTTCAGCGGCGGCCTCGGGGTTGTCGGCGGCGAAGTCGCGGACCTGCCCGGTGAGTTCGTCCCTCCGCGCGTTGATGGTGCCCTGCGTGCGGGCGATATCAGGGTGTAACTCCTGGACGATGGAGGGGTCCATCGTCCCCAGGCGCGTCACGGCCTCGCTATACGACGCGGCCTCCGGTTTGGACCCGCGCGGTATCGCGTTGAACGCATCGAGCAGCCGCTGCTTGAGGTCCTGGAGTTGAGTGTCAGCGGCGCGCGCCGCCGCCGCCAACTCCTCGAAGGTCTGGGGTAATGGACCCGTCGCGGTAGCCACGGCATCAGGAGTCACGCCTGTGGCCGCGTCAGGCGTCGCCGTCGTGGCGGTCGGTTGGCTGTGGGCCGTCAGCGCCTGTGTCAGGCGGTCGTCGCCCGTCGTGGCAAGAGGGGCGCTCGATAGGACGCCCACGACCGGGCGGGACGGCGCATCTGGCGGCAGGACAGGGGCGCTACCGGTGGGCGTTGCCGGTGGGTGCGGCGCTAGTGGCGCGGATTGGTCGTAACCATAGCGCGCGGGCCGTTCGACGCCCGCCGCCGCCTGTTGTGCCTGTCGCTCCCGCTGGGCCTGCTGCTGCTGTTCGCGCGCGGCCATGGATTGTTGGAACTGGGCCAACACGTCGGCGGGCGGCTGCGTGGCGAGATTGGGCGTGGTCCCCGCGAAGGTCATGGCCTGCGCCTGGATATCGGCGGACCTGGCCGCAAGGGCATTTTTGGTCTGGGCGATCTCCGGCGCGGCCTGGGCCACCTCCGCGGGGTCCATGCGCGCCAGGGTCGCCGCCGCTTGCGGATAGGTCTGTGGTTGCTGGGCCTGTGGGACGAACGCCGTCGTGACCTGAGCGGCCAGGTGTTGCTTGAGTTGCTGGATCTGCTCGTCGGCGTCGCGCGCAGCGGCCGATAACTGCTGAAAAACCGTCAGGGCCTCGTCGGCGTCGACGCTCAGGTCGATGGATGTAGATTCGCCTTGGCTTTCGCTCATCGAAAAGTGCTCTTTAGGGGATACGGCCCGGCGCGTAGAGTGCGCCCGACATGTCGCATGTTAATACTACTGAACTGGGTAACGGGCCGCGTCTTCGGCCAGCGCGGTCGTACGTTCGGCGATGACCAGGGTGGCGCGTGCGTCCACTTCGTCCTGAGTCAGCTGCACCAACGGTCCCATCACCTGCACTGTGGCCGCAATCTGCTCGATGACAGGCGCGAGTACTTGCCTAAATGAGCCTAGCGTGCAGACGGCCGCGAGCACGACACTCTCCACCTCCTGCCAGACGACCACGTCGCCGGGCTCCGGCGTCCGCATCCGGTTGGCAAGCGCCCACAACTCGCGCAACGCCTCGGCGATCTCGGCATCGGCGGCGCTCGCAGTGTCTCCCATAGTCAGTCGCATGCGGTCCATGTATCCGATCGCGGCCGACCGCAGCGCGCTCACGGCGGCGACGCGCTCCGCGACGACGCGCTCGGCCGCGCGTAGGTCGGTTAGGTCGGTGGCGGCCAGTGTCCGCTTGTTGTCTATCATAGGTGCATCCTCTCAGGCCGCCCCCGCACGGCTCTGCTACATGGCGCGCAATCGGGCTGGCCCATGACGACGATCACGATGTTTTTAATCACCCGCAGGCGCGTGGCCCGAATGGGGGATGTTGGTAGGGGTGACACATCGGCGATTACTAGGTGAAGGCCAAGCTGCCGACAGCAACGTAGGCCCCGTCACCCCGCATCGACACGGACTCATTATCTCGGGGCTTATCCCGAGTCCTCTTTTTACGTGGCCGTCGGCAGCCTAGTTCTTATCCTCATCAGGTCGGAGACAGATCATGACGAAACATGCATCCCCTGTGACGCTCACATGCACGGCTTGCCGTGCCCCCTTCACCCTGGCCGCCCCGGCCTACGCCCGGCGGCGGCAGGTCTATGGCGATCGGCTGCTCTGCCAACGGTGCCTGGCGGACATCTGGTTACGGATGCGGCCATATGAGAAGGGGAAGATCCTTGAGCGGGACATCTCGGCGGACGGGCAAGCATAACGGCTGCGGCGCGGTTGCCACGTTCCCCTTTAGCGACACACCGCCACCGCCCCCCTACCTACGCCGCCGAACGTGGCCCGTCATTGAGCGGACGCAGCGCACAGCGCCGCATATAACTGGACATATTCTCCGCCCCCTGTGCCCTCGCTAGATCGAGGATGCGTTCTTTCTCACCCAGGGTCACGCGCACCTGAATCAGGAGCGGTCTCGCCGGCTGGAGCGACGACCCTCCCGGCCTGCCCGGTGCTCCGCGCGGCGTGTCTGTCTCGGCTACCATGTCCCCGTCTCCTTCCGCGCAATACAAAGGGCCGCTATTCCATGTGGAATAGCGGCCCTACAGACAACTGTACGTAATACTAATGCTATCATGCAGCGTGTAAAAGCGCAAGAGCGCATAGCTGACGCGCAACCTCAGATGACGGGAGACCTGTCCAGACCTCCAACTGTGCCATGCCCGCGCCCTTGTCAGTGGAGACCGTCTTAAAACAGAACCCCAGGCCCGGCGCGGCTTTTCGCGGGCTCAGGCCCCGCATGACCGTGGCGGCAAGGGTACGCGCCAGACGCGGCTCCTGTGCCTGGAGTCTGGCCCACGCCGCGGGGAGCGCGAGCGGCGCGGGCAGGTCGCCAGGTCGCGTCACGCGGGCCTGGGGCCGCGCTATGTACCGCTCCATCGCCTTGGTCATGCGCGGGGCGCCATCGCCGGCGAGGTCGTGATGGGTGTGTAACTTGAGGGGTTCGGCATTGTCATTGCTGTAACTCATGACGCCCTCGCCTGGCGCTCCTGAGCCTCCCGTATCTCCCGTATCGCCGTGTTCAGCGCGACGGCCTGGGCATGGTCGCCGCCAACGACGTCGGGATGCGCCAACTTCTGCGCGGCACGATAGACCGCCTCGGCCGCCCACAAAGGCGCATCGGGCAACAGATAGAGCGCACGGTAGGGAGAGGACGCTGGCGCGGCTGGAGCGTCCTGAGTGCGCTCAGAGTGCCGTTGCTGGCCGTTACGCTGGGCCGCATTCCATTCTTGCTGCGAGGCCCACGCGTCGGCCCACCGTTGCAAGCGCTCGACCGAATAGCGTGGGAGCGTCCACTCGCGCGCCTGGCCGTCATATTTTAGGCCCGTGTGGTGGGGGAAACTCGCCCGCAGGTCGTTTTTCGCGGCTGCCCAAGTGGCGCTATCGGCTAGCCACCAAAAGCCGTAGCGGCCGTCGGCGCGCTCACGAGCAAAAAACGTTAGGTCGGATTTTTGATAGGAACTCATTCCACGACATACCTCTCAAAAACGAGAGAAGAGCGCTTTCGCGCCCTTCATCATCGTCACGTCGTCGCCGCTTCGAGCCGCCGTAGCGCCTCGTCGAGCGCCGCCGGTCTGACCCTGTACGCCCTGCCAACCTTCGCCGCCGGGAGCTGGCCCCGGTGAATCAGCGAGAGCGTCGTCGCATACGACGTGCGCAGCCGCTGCGCTGCTTCGGGAACAGTTAGCAGCGTCTCATGCCGCTCGCCTGTCGTGGCTATCATCCCGCCCCCTCTTTTCGGTTCTTTTCACTACTTCCATTTTAACAGTTATGGCAAGTTAAGTACAGATATTTTGGGGAGTTACCCACGTCGTTACTTAGTGTCTTCGACGATTGATAGTGCGTCTTTATATGCGGGGTGATAGCGACGGCGTGTTATATTGCCTGCATGCATGTAGGGCAGCAGACGCCGCCGGCGCTCCAGCAACCGCAATGGATGCAGGTCTCGATCAGGGGCGCTGGAGGCGTGCTAGGGCCAATAAGGTCGTCGTCCTCACCGTCGTCCACCAGGGCAGCCGCCACCGTCATAACCAAGCACTCACCAGCGCGTGTGAGGGCATCAAGGGCATGGGCCAGCGCGAGCGCCGCGTCGAGATCCTCGACGTTATCATTACCCGGCACGACACAGCGCGCGGCAAGCTCGCCGGCGTCCTTCGCGTCGCCGAGCCAGCCAGCCTCCGGCGCCTCGACGGGCACACCCGCCCCGATCGGCAGGTCCACGCGCAGCTTACGCGTCGCAATCGCGCCGGCGTCGTCGGCGTCGAGAGCGGCCACGACGCCGACGACGCCGCGCAGGCTCGCATGGGGCAGCACGTCGGCCGTGCCGATGAGCGCCAGAACCGGGTAGGGCAACGTTCCGTAACGCATCAGGGCCAATGCATCGGCCGGCCCCTCGACGAGCACCAGCGGTGTCCCCTGTTCGCGTGCGGTCACTAGGCTGGCATAGGGCCACACGCCGGCGGGACAGCCCGTGAGCTTGCGTTGCTTGAGCCCCTTAAAATCCTTCTGCTTTTCCTCGGGCCACGTCGGCTGTAGATCGGTACACAGCCGGCCAACGGCGCTCACAATGCGCCCCGTCACGGGATCAGCGAGCGGATAGACGACGCGCCCGGTCGTGAACCCACGCCCATCGTTCTTGAAGCGATCGCCCGGCCACGCGTTAGGCTCCGCATAGCCCACGCCTAACAAGGCGGCGTGTACGGGGTCAAGGCCGCGACTGCGGAGATAGACGGCCCCAGGGCAGTCCGGTACGCGTAACGCCGCGCTCATCGCGCCCAGGCGCTCTATAAACGTGGCCGCTTGCGTGGGCAGGTCCGCGCCGAGGCGTGCGGTCCGCTCCTCCTCGGCCCGCCGCTGGGCCGCGAGGGCGTGGCGCCCTATCTCTTCGATGGAGAGGGCGCGCGCCGGCCGGGCTGGCTTCCCGTCGGCGTTGGGCCAGTGGTCGCGCAGCGTTCCAGTCTCGCCGCAGGTATGGCACTTGTACTTGCCCGTGTCCGGGTCGACGGAGAGTGAGCGCTGATGGTCGCCGCCGTGGATCGGGCAGAAGTAGCGGTCACGGCCGCCCGAGCGCTGGGGCGTAAAGTCGTAGGCGTCGAGGTCGGCGTGGCTGAGGATGGCGCGGCCGTCCTTTGTCCGCGCCAGGTCGAGAGGAGTACCGGGTCCGCGCTGGCTCATCGGTCCTCCTCCTCGACCATGCAGTAGTCGGCGTCGAACACGAGCTTGATAAGAGATCCCGCAACGCCCTGGCGGTTTTTGTCCAGGGTCAGCTTGAGAGGAATCAGGCGAGGATCGCGCGTGATATCGTAGGTTTTGTCTTTCTCGTCGGACTTGCTCAGGGTCAAAATCGCATCGGCGTTGTACTCAAGGTCGCCCGATTCTTTCATGGCCGCCATGCCGCCATTGAGGTAGTTGGCGCGGTTCTGCGCGCTGATGGCGAGGACCGCACACCCGTACCGCTCGCCGAGCGCCCGTAACTCGGGGGTAAAGCGATCGATCCGCGAACGGACATCATCCCCCTCGCCGGCCGCGCCGACCGTACGCTTTACCCACGCTTGCAAGTAGTCGATAACAATGAGCGCGGGGGGCGCTCCCATGTAGTCCTTAAAGGACTCCACGAGTGACGGCAGGTCGGGCATGGACGCGCGGGGCGTCGATAGGAAGAGCCGTCCCTGTAACCGTTGGAGCGACTGTACAGCTATAGTCCAGTCCTGTCGGCTCAACTTCCCTTTGAGGGCCTCGGAGTAGCGGACCTGGCCCAGCCGACACGCGAGCTTGCGCGCGAGGTCGATGCTGTCATTCTCCAGCGAGAGATAGAGCGCCGTCGATCCCGCCTGCGCCACGGTCGCGGCCCACTGGAGCGCCAACGTCGTCTTGCCCGTACCAGGCATCGCCGCCAGCATGTAAAGCTTGCCGGGCTCCATGCCGTTGAGCGCCTCGTCAAGGTGATTGAGCCCGGTCCGCACGCCGACGACGCCACCGTTCGCCGCGGCGGCGGCCTGGCGCTTCCCGTAGTCGGAGAAGAGCGCGTCCTCAAGATCGCCGAGTTGTATGAGGTGGCGCGTGGCGCCAGGATCGCGACCAATGGGAAGCAGGCTCTCGACCGCCTGCTCGGCGAGGGCGCGTAACGTGTCGTCGGTCTGGCCTGGTTGCTGGGCAGCCGCCGCGATGCCGGCGGCGATCGCGAGCAAGCGCTCGATGGTTTCGCTCTGCGTGTTGGTATCATTCATGGTGTAGCAAGCTCCCGTTTGCTATTGGCCGGTTCGCTGGTAACAACAGCGGCCGGTCGTTTCTTTTGGTGGGCAGGTTGTCCCTCCACTTCCGTATCTTCGCGCGAGCGGCTTGCGTAAGCAAGCCCGCCGCTGCGTCAGTTAGTCTATTAAGACTATTAATCCCCGATTTACGGGTGTTTCAGTGAGGGCTAGTATCGGGGTTTGTGAGGGCTAGTATCGGGGTTTGTGAGGGCTAGTATCGGGGTAAAACGATAGACACTCACTTTGCCGTGCCCTTTTTGCCCTTGCCCCCTGTCGATTTTTTCGCCCTTTGCTCTTGCGCGATGGCCTTGCGCTTGCGTATTTCGATGTCATAGCGGCCTTCAGTGTCAGCGTCGCAGCGAACGCCGACGTTGAGCTTAAGATACCCTCCTAGCCAGTTGCGCCCTTTGAGGTCGTCAGCACCTTTTGGGCTCCATTGGTCAAGTGCCACGCTTGACGCGTCAATGATGTCATCGTCTTGTACGATGCGTATGAGTCCATCCTTGGCCAATTGACGTAACCCTTTTTCTAGTCGATCCTTAACCTTCAAGGCATAACGTTGATCGCAGGGGATACGCGCACCCTTGATAAACCAAGCGGCTGGTCGGTGCAGCTCCTGTCCATTGTCAGCGTTACGTCGCATCTCCAACGCGAGGTAGTATGCAAGCTGTTTTGCCCACTGTTGTTTAATGGGGTGGTAGCTTAACGCGCGCTCAAGCATATAGGCCGTATATGCATGGGGCTTTTCACGGAATGTCATAAACCAGCGTCCGAGGCTGTATTCCCAAAGCAATGTTTTATCGTCGCGTTGACGACTATAGTTGCTGTGTAACTCCACAACAGGGGCGTTGATGTTCATTGCGGATTTTGCAAGGCCTCCTTTAGCGTTGTAGGTAAGAAGAGGTAATGCATCCGCCGTAATGCGAAGATGGGCGACTCGGTAGACACTCTCAGCGATGTTCGCACGCAGTTTTGGCTGATGTCCTGCTGAGTGCCCATCTTCATCGCGCCGGCGAGACTTCCCTCGATAATCAAGCATCGTATCCGCTAATAAGATAGCGCGCCCATCTGACCGACCTTCAACGAGTACTTGTGCCATCATCATAGCGATAACATCAAAGTCGCTCACGCCCAACTCATGCACAATGTGCCACATCTCAGCGCGTTGGGCGTCAAGGTTGTTGGGATTCTCTACGACTGGAAAAACCCTTATCGCTAGCGTGTCGCTGTTTGGATCAGGCCTATAAATAGGCCACCCTTTAGCGGTCTTTGCCCATGCATCTTTAGGCGCTATCAGCGCATCGTACAAGCCAAACGTGATCTGATCCGATGAGATACGACCAAGGCCTTCACGTCCGTCATGCATGAACGCTGGAGCGATAATAGGGCGTGGTAGCCTTTGGGGAAGTTTGACTAACAGGTATGCTTCGAGAACCCATTGCGGGACCTTCTCGGTGGGTCGACGTAGGTCTAACCCGTTGTAGGGTAAGTATCCAAACTGCTGCCACGTTTCGCGTAGGGCAGCAAATGTGGCGGTGACGGGTGATGACGATGTTTGCGTAGCGTGTGTTGCCTCACGAGCGGCGTTCCACGCGGTTGTCCATTCTTCTGGTGTCAGGTCAACGCTGTGTTGTTCGATCCATTCATTCGCCTGTTGTCGTTTGGCTCCCATTTCAGTCCACCCAACGGGGAATTCTTGCATCATTTGCTGGAATTCTTCGTCCGTAATATTGGGCAGAGGGATAGCGGTGGTTGTTCCGTCTAGCCGTTGTAGATATAGGGGTTCGAGTGACGTGTTAAGATTGGCTAAAGGTGGAGAGGGCGGCGCTGGCTGATATTGACCCGTCAATGTCTGCATAATCCATGATAGCGCCGCCCGTTCGGCGTTTTCCTTGACGCGTACAGCCCGTAGGGCTGCCATCTCTTCCAATGCCTCAACGATCCATTGTTTGTGCTCATCAGTGATTGGCGCATAGCCCTTGGCCGCTTCGATTTTCTCAAATAAGAGGGTTGCGCGGAGGGCGCGCTCCTCGGGGGGCGCGTTGAAGAGATCGGTCGTGAGGGCGAGTAGGTCGTTCCGTTCCTGGTCGGCGAGCGATTCTATAAACTCCAGGGGGATGGCGGCCCAATCGTCCGCCTGATCGTCCGTCGGGTCGGGGTATCCATCGGGGATCGGAAGTGCGTCTACAATCAGTACCATTTTCACCATTCTCCTACGGTCGCGCGCTGTCGTTCGTTACTCCAATGTGCATACACCCTGGCTGTGTCTAGTTGCGCGTGGCCGAGCATCTCGGCGACCTCTTGCCCTCGTGTCTATCGTTACCACGTCGCCAGTGTCTTCTTCAATGTTTTATCCGACCAGTGGGCGTAGATCCGGGTTGTCTCGATGGACGCATGGCCTAGATGGCGCGCGGTCGTGTCCAAATCCCCTGTTTCGCTGTAAAGCCTTGTCCCGGCGCTATGGCGCAAGGAGTGCATGCCCATGTATGTGACGCCGGCGCGCGTACAGAGGACCTGTAGACGACGGCGGGCGCTGATGGCCGTGCGATACGGCAGCACATAACGGGCATGTTCCCCGATGGCGCGCGGCCCCGTCCGCCTGAGATCGCGTAGCGCGTCGACCAGGCTTGCGCTCATCGCGACGGTGCGCTTCTTACCGCCCTTGCCGGCGACGACCGTTAACTGCCCGCTGTCCAGGTTGATATCGGGCCAGGTGAGGTCCAGGGCCTCCTGGACGCGCAGGCCGGCGTGCGCGGCGAGCAGGAGCAGCACGCGGTCCTCGGCCGTAGCCTGGGCGATCAGCCGATCCACAGCGTCGGGGTCGTAGGGTTTGCGCCGCTCGTCTACGGGCGTCGGGTCGGAGGCCACGCGGGCGTCGGCGAAGGGATCGCCGGTCGTGGCCCCGGCCCAACGCAGGGCGCTGTAGAGCACCCGGCCCGCGGCGCGGTAGCGCACGAGCGTCGACGGTTTCGCCGGCCGCACGACGCCCGTTCCCTTGTCGGGGCGTCCTGTGAGGCGCCGTAGCCAGAGGGCGGCGTCGTTGCTCGTGGCCGTGAGCAGCGGCGTGGCGTTCCATGCGGCGAGCAGGGCGCGTATCCCCTGCTTGTAGGCCGCGATCGTCAGCGGGCGCGTCTGGCCCTCACGACGGCCATATAGCCGGAGCCAACTTTCGGCGAGGCCAAGGAGCGTGTCGGTGTCGCGGTTGACGGCGGCGGCCATGGCGCGGCGCTTGCGCTCACCCTCGCCCATGCTGGCCCAGACACCGGCGTTATCCAGCCCGTCGCCCCGATAGAGCACGACGGCGCGGCTGCTCTCGCTGGTGGCGTGATCGGCCGCGCCGGTTGCTGTTGCTGTCATGTCGTGTGCTCCCTGTCGGCCACCGGGCTACGCATCGAAGGCCGCCCGGAAGGCGGGCGGTATCTCGTCATCATCCCTCAAGCCAGCCAGGTCTCCGACCTCGCGGCGTAGGGCGGCGAGACGGACGCGGGTCGCATTGTCCGCCGGCAGGCCCTCCTCTTTGAGCGATTGGTCGGCGGCGGTGATGGCGTGGGTCGCCAGGATGAGTCCGATGATGGCCGGGTTATGGACGTCCCGAGGCAGGCGACGCATCGCCTCGACGGTCGCTTCCTGGACCATCACGAGCAGGTCGCTCGCGGTTGCGAAGGTTACGTGGTCATCGTTGTGGCTCATGGTGGTCTCCTTGTAACGGTTGAACGCTTGTCCTAACGACGCGGTTCCGCGCCGCGATCTCGTTGTATCGGCTTTGCTCGACCTGGGTAAGAATGTCGACGCACTGGCGCCTGTTGAGCGTTTCCTGAGTTAGGTTGCCTCCTCCTTTCGTCATCCCACGGTCCGTAGAACAAATGTGCTTTGTTCTTTCTGGCCTTATGCTACCAGAATAACGCTTCTAGGACAAGGCTAGTATGCACGGAGCGTGGCCGCGTTCGTCGTGCCTCGATGCGCTCGCGTGGTGGTCCAGGGCGCGGCCCGGACGTGCGTGCGGTGCGCGGGTTGTTTTGTGCAGTGGCGCCCGCTCAGGCGAGGGCTTCCTTTCGCCGTCGCCGCCGTGTCTAAAGCCCCTTCGTATCCGGCTCGACCTACCGCAGAAACTCCGCGACCCGTTGCTCGACGGCCGTCTGCATCATCGTGAGCGACCCCACGCTGAGCGGAACGAATCCCCGACCCACATAGGCGCGCGAATCGTCGGCGTCAGGCGTCACGGCGACGTAACCTGCGTAGAGGTCCGCGCCGTCGGCGGTCGTCACGCGCGCCTCGTGCAAGTAGGGCGCGCGTTCGATCCAGTGGATCATGGGTGCCTTACTCATGAACATGTGACCCTATCTCTATTCGAATATCCGGTCGGCATGGTCTTGGGCGTATTGCTCTAGGGCCAACCTGGCCTCATCGAACGACACTCGCTCGGCGATGGTCTGCTCGTCGTCGAGGCGTCCCGCGGTCACTGTCGCGTCCCAGTCGGCGTTGGAGCGCCCTGCGTCCTTGTACTGCACGACATAGCCATACGGCCGCGCGGCGCCCGCGATGCGATACGTCCACAACGTGTCGCTTTTGCGCTCCCACTTACCCCTCATGATGCGGCCCTCTCAGACTGCGCTCCCGGCGCGGGGTCCAGGACCTCGATCTGCACGCGCCAATATTCGGGGTAGCCCCGAGAGTACGAGACATGGCGCACTCGATACCGTGCCACGTCCTGCGGCGAGCCCATCAGGATGTGGTCGCCCACATGGATGTGCGCGGCGTCAACGAGCAGAAGCGCGTCATCGTAAACGCCAACGCCCTGGCCGGTATAGTCGTGGGTCTCAGGGCGCCACTGCTTGAGGGAGCGCGGAGGAGTCGCCATACCCTAAGCATCCTCGATTGACGCCAACACTGCTGTCCGATGTAGAGTACGGTATCGCCGGCCATCACGAAGTAGATCGCGGCCGTGTCGGGCAACTCGCTCCCCTCGTTGCCGCTCGACGAGGGGAGCGCGGTTGGGTTGATGGTGGTGGGGCTGGTCATTGACCAGCCCCCGCTTCAATGCCTAACCGGCGCTCCTCCTCGTCTAACTTCTCAATCACCCACAGCCGAGCTAGCACGGAGAATGGCACCGCCTTACGCTCTGCCACGCGCCGCAGCCGCTGTGCAACAGGCGGCGGGAATAGGACTGTAACCCGTGTCTCTTTTTCGTCCCGGTTGCTATCCGGCATTGTTTCGGCCCCCTGGTCAATTGTCGGTACTTCCATATGCAGTCCCCCTCTATGATACGACGTGATAACGGCAAATGCGCGCTACCTAAACTCTATTATACCAAAGTTGACACGCCGTTACAACTAGGTTATACTGATGGTGTACGGGAGTTGACCCGGACAAAGAAAAGGCCGAGGCGCTGCTAGAACAGCCCTCGGCACGACACAGCGAGGTATAGTCGCCATGCACACTCAGTCTACGGCCACACACACCACGACCGCTAGCTCTTTTCGCCCGCGCGTTCGCCGCCTCGGCCCTGGTCACTATTTAGTAGAGAGCGCATCACGCCCCGGCCGGGGTCACACGACGACGGCGACGAGCTGCTCCTGCATCGGTTTCTCATATCGCCACCATTGCAAGCATGTGGCGCTGGTCCAGGCGCTAGAGCCGTCCATGCAGACGTGGTACGCCCAGGCCACGCCAGAGGGTCCGGTGGCTGTGCCGATGACCACGCCGCCCGTCGTCGCCAGCCTCGACGCTCAGACCGACGAGGCCGAGGCACGGCTCGCCAGCGCGCGGCGGGCGCTTCAAGACGCTGATTCACGCGACGACTTTTATGCGGTCCTCTGGCGTCAGGTCGATGGCCTGGAGCGCGAAGTGGCCGCGTTGCACTGGCAAGTCATGAGAGCGGCCTAACATGAGCCCCACCACAGCTACGACCACCGGGCCGCTTGTAACAATTGTTACAAGCGGGACGGCCCCCGTCGCCGAGCGCGCCGCGTATATCTACGTGGGCAACGGTACGTTCCGACCGGCCAATGATGCCGCCTGGCGCGAGGTAGACGCCTGGAATGAGTACGCCGATAGGATCACGGCCCGCAGCACGGCCGCCAGGAGCCTTTGACATGACGACACAGCAGCAGACACCACCACCGGCGCCCGCGACGCCCTACGCCCCGTCCTGGATGCGCTATGTCTACGACGACATCGCCTACATGACCCATAACGGACGCCTCATCGCGTGGGCGTCCGTCGCCACACCGAACCAAGAGACACGTATTGACGCTATCTTTCAGCGCCTCGTCACTCATACCACGCAGCAGAGGAGTGCCCACCCATGACTGACCACACCGACCACGCCACAGACACCACCCGCACGACGGCCCCGAAAGAGCGCCCATGGGAAAGCGGCATCCGCCGCGGCCGGGACACGATTGAGGTTGCTATCCCTGACGGACGCGACACGTCCCCCATTGGCAATCCCATCCATATCGATAGCTACGTGCTCTACAAAGCCATCGAATTGTTGCAAGTTCTCGTGCTCACCCTCGACCCGCTCAAAGATGATGCCGCGGACCTGGGCATGCAGTACCGGCTGCGGATCGCGACCCGGCAGCTCACGACGCAGCTCGAAGAAGCGGTGCTCGCGGATTTGGGGACAGGCGATGGCGAACCGTGCCGGACGTTTATCGCCGAACTGGCGGGACACGATGAGAAGGACGCTGGCGCCGGACGGATCACGCCATGACTCCCCCCATTGAATTGTTCTACCTCGATCTGGACAAGCCCCTCCTCGTCTATCAGCGCCGTGGTGGCCTGGTCGTCGTCCCCTTTACCCTCACCGGTGCCCGGCACGTCGTGTGTGTCCGCATCGACCCGCTTGACGACGATGAAACGGTCACGATCATCCCGGCGTATCCGCGCGATCCCCACATGGCGTTAGACGCCCTTGTCGAGGGCCTGGACGCTGTACGGGACGCTACGGTACAGGCGCGTGAGCGCGGGCACGACGAGGCTGTACGCCTCTGTGAGCGCGCTGTAGGGGCCATTGAGACGGCGGCGCAGGATGCAGCAGAGGCACGCTATACGGCGCACCCTGAGCGGCAGCAACAGGCGGCTGTGCAGGAGTCTGGGGGCCGTGTCCGCTCTGGCTCGGCGGCGACGCCTCCTGTGCGGTCGCGCCGTGTGGCGCATGTGTTTGGTGGGGCTTGGGCGCGATGACAGAGTCGTGTAGGTCTATACGGCGCGCGCGTGGGCCGCCCTGCTATCAATCTGGCCTGTCCACCGACCGAGAACTAACTGTGACTATGAACTTATCGTTCGCGCAAATCTTGAGCGAGTTCGGCTGCTGGTGCCAACAATCGCCGACGGCTTGTGAACAAACGGCTCGGTGCCGTGGTTATTGTCAACAAAAGGCCGTGATGGCTGCGGAGTCTACGGTCGTGACAGGTCAGTATGTTACTGGGCATTCTGCTCTCCCTTCAACTCAACCAGCGGCACTTCCTATATGTAGTAGCGTATCCGCTACGAATGCTACATGTAGTGGTCGCGGCGCTCTCGAACTGACTTCCAATTTGCGCGAACGATAAGTATGAAAGGAAACGATACGATCATGACCGGTACATGCGAGATCCAGATCCCCCACGGTGACAAGCTTTCCCCTGAGGGCGAGTGGGGCTACGCCCACGTCGATGCGGAGGACCTCTGGGACACCATCAACCTGTTGCGCTACTACTTGCAGACAATCGAGCCCCACGGCGGCGACTCGGACGGCGACTCGGACGGCCATCCGACTCCGAAGTACCGCCTGATGTCCGCGACGATGCGCATCGCCGCACGGTTAGCGACTGATGCCGCCGACCACCTCGGCGACGACGACGGCGCGCAATGCCGCGAACGTCTGGCCGAGATCGCGGACGATAAGGCGCGTTATGCAAAGAACGCGGCCGATAGAGCGGCCGCGAAGGAGCAGGCCGACCAGAACTCGCCCCCCCTGCACGCCTAAAGGCCACAGGCCGTCCGGTGAGAACTGATGGGGCCAGGGGGATACCTATCGTCCCTCTGGCCCCTTAGGCGTGCGGGGCGTGCTAGAATCGCTGTAGTAGGAGGAAGGTCGATGAAGAGGAGCGCCGTGAGGAGTCACCGGGTCGGGCGCGCGACGTTGGCTACCGGTGTGGTCACGATTGCCTATCGCGCGGTCGTCGAGTTCACCTGTGTTCAGTGCGCCGGGGTGATCCCGACGGGGGCGCTCTTCTCGCGCCAGACCCGACGCACATCCTGGGGCGCGCTGGGCGCGATGACAACCGATCCCGTCTGCATCGCCTGCCGCCCGTTCTGCCTGGAGGGCATTGACGAGGGCCTGTAGCCGGTTAGCGACGCGTGTAACGTCGGCGCCTGCATGCATGCCTGCCTACGTCGGCGCCTGCCTATGTCGGCATGCCCTCTCTACACGCGTGCACGCGTCCTAGGAGCGCCCCAAGATCATCCGCAGCCACCAGGGCCTTGCGGGGCGTGTCTGTCGCTCCAGCGCCCGCACACGCGCGTCGGCGGCCTCGCGTAGCGCCCGCTCTCGCCCTAACTCCTCGCGCGTGTCGCCCAGCTCCTGCCGCGCCTGGCGGACCTCCTCGACGAGCGGCTCGACCAACGCGTGCATGAGGGTGAGTGTCTGTATGCGTGCGTCCGTGCCTGCCTGCACACGTCCTCCACTGCCGGCGGTCGCTGGTGGCGCTGGTGGCGCTGGGGCCTCGCCGTCCTCAGTGCGTGGCTCACTATGAACGGCGTCCTGGCGTCCGTGGAGGTCATCGACGTCGGTCGGTCGCACCCGATACTCGATGGTGCGCTCGCCCTGCACGCGCTCCGCGGGGAGATGGCCGGCCCGAATGTAGCGCCGCACTGTGTCGGCCGACTTGCCGAGTCGCGCGGCCGCCTCATCGACCGTGAGCCGGGACGCGTGCACGTCGTTTGCGTGCGTGCTTGCGTGCGTGCCTGCGTCATCCATGACGCTAAGTGTACACGGTGGCGGCATGCCTGCATCCGCTCCAGACGCGCGAACGGCCTACGGTGGCGGCGTTAACGCACCGCAGACCACTCGCCCCCTTAGGATGCCACATGGGACGCCGCCAGCCCGCTCATCGGGGGCATGCATCGCTAGTGGCGGCTCCCCGCGCGTGCGGGCACGCGGTAACAACGAACCGTATCGCTTGATGAGATCTCATCGGCGGCTCCCCGCGTGCCCGCGCGCGAGGTCATGTCCGACAAGCCCAGTCGGATATGGGGCGGCGGCTCCCCGCGCGTGCGGGCACGAGGCGACCTATTCCACGACGGCGCACGACGGGCAGCCGCGTCGGGGGTCATGGGGCGGACGGTTGCCGACGTCGCATATCTTCTTTTTCAGGTAGAGAGGGCGTTATCCTGCGTGCGGCTGATCTTGCCTACGTGACGATGAAAGCGGAGAGAAAGAAACCTACACCAAACCAGAGCCCAATGCGCGCGAACCACGGGTACACCCCCAGCGTCGCAGTGTTGAGCGCGATCCGCTGCTTTGCTATTTTCGCCAGGCTCCACAGTTGCCACACCAGTAGCCCCACAAGGCACAGGGTACCCATCACCTCAGGTATCGTCAGCAGCAGCGCCAGGGCCTCTTCCATGCGGTTGGCGCTGATATGACGCGCCGCCATCTGCCACGCGACGGGGAGTGGTATCCAGAGAACGGCCCAGGGACGCCGACTAGCCGCAGTTGCGAACTGCGCCAGGCGCATCGCAGCGTTGGTGGCGATAGACCGCGGGCTCATCAGTGGCCCGCCTCGTCGTACTCTGCCGGCGGTTCAGGTACGTCAACCCCCCGGTGTGTCAGGCCATCGCGCACGAGTTGGCGTAGCATACTTGACAAGCTGCGGTCATCGCGCTGGGATAGATCGAGGATGAGGGGAAGCCATGAAACAGGGAAGTAGACTGACCGCCAGGTAAAGTCTTCCCGCTTCTTACGTGGCACCAGCACTCCCCCGCTCTTATGTCCTTGTTCTTCATCCATTCTTGCATACCCCTCATAGCTACCGCTTATTTTTGTTAGTTTATCACGATAATTGCTATACTACGGGCAGGGCACCGCACGGGCGCAATGTAAGCGGCTAGGGCCACGCACAGACGCACGAAGGAGGTCATGATACGAGAGGAGAGAAAGGGGCGACAAAGGCCGGCGTCGCGCTCACGACCCGGCCGATGGAAGACAATTGGCAACCACCACCGTTACGCGAGGCACCTGTTTGCTTCACCTCCAGTTTAACATAAGGATTTCGCACACTATGCAAAGTCTTCTCGACCTCATCAACAGCTTCGGCACACAGATTGTCCTGGCCGCCGTCGGCCTCGGCATCGTCGGTGTCTTTATGGGCGTGTTCGCTGGCATCCTGGGCTATCGCCACGGCGCCGATGTGACGCGTACGGCCCTTGTGGGCATGGCCCTGCTGATCCTGATCCGGGTGATCGCCGCCACGCTCGCCGCGAAGGCCGGTGTCACCATAACACCGGGAGCCCCTGGCCCGACGCCCGGCCCGTAACGCCTCGTCGCGGAGGGCGGTGGATTTGGTCGTGTCAGCGGACACTGCGGCCGGCGTCCACCGCCCTTTTGTGTTTAAGGGAGATGCTCACCATGCAACCCATGAGTAATCGCCGTTCACCTCGCGTCCCCAATGAGTCGTGGCGCGGCGGACCGGGCAATCTGACCATCGCGCAGACCGTAGCCCTGCTAACGGCTGGGATCGCCGCCGGCGGTGTCTGGTGGCTCGGGGGCTTTGTGTTCGGCACGACGCTGCTTGCCGTGTTCGGCCACATCATCCTGACCAGCATCGCCGGCGGTGGCTTGGCCCTCGTCTTTTACGCCATGGCCGACCCCAACCGGGAGCCGACTATCAGGCAACACCTCTTCTTTAGCCTGCGCCGGCACACCTACATCAGCGCCAGTAAGGACGTACGCCATGACAACCAACCCATCCCGCTCCACACGCCCCACGGGCCGCGCCACGCCCCCACGACCATGGGCAGGGGCCACGCGTCACATCTGGCCTTCTCGTCGCTCAGGCGTCGCCTCAGCACCCGGCACCGGCGAGCCCGCTAACACCGCTCCTAAACCACCGCGCGTCGTGGGGCCGTTGCCGCTACCTGCTGGCCCAGGTCGCTTCACCATCGAGCCGGACGGCACGCTCATCTTGGCCGATGGGTCCTGCCTGGCGGTCGTGCGGGTCGACGCCTTCCTTAACCTGCGCAGCCTCGGCGCGCACGACCAGGAGCGCGTCTGTCGCGAGTTCGCGGCCCTCGTGCATGGGCTCGCCCAGGCCCAGGCGTTGCAGGTCATCATCGAGAGTAACCCCGTGCGCCCCGAGGCCGTCATCGACGCGGTGAGCGCGACCGTGACCACGCCCGACCGCA